CCGGCGGCCCCGGCGGCTCAGACCCGCACCCCGACGGCTCAGACCCGTACCACCGGCAAGTCGATCAGCGGCGCACCCGCAGGACCCGCGAACGGGACCGGACGCCCGCAACGACCCGTCGGCCGCCGCGAAGCCATAACCAACGCCATCAAGCGCGCTGGCGGCTCGCTCTGATCCATCATTCTCGGGAGCACTCTGATGCCCAACGTCACCACCAATGCTGCCTACCAGCAAATTCTGTCGATGGCGGTCGAAGACCGCTCGTCCTCCTACGAGGACCTCGTCTCCAACAACAATGCACTCTTAGCGGTAATGAGACGCAAGGGGTTGTGGCAGACCTATTCGGGGCCGCGCATCCGCCAGACCCTGCAGATCGGTAAACAAGTCGCGCAGTGGTATAGCGGATACGACCAACTCCTTAATCCTGCTATAGATTTGTTCAACGACGCCTTCTTCGATCCGAAGATGGTTGTCGTGCCTATCGTGTTGAGCATGCAGGAGATTCTTAACAACCAGGGCGAGAATCAACTAGAAGATGTGCTCGACGCCTACATGGAGGCGGCCGAGCGATCGCTGGAGGACGCAATGGACGCGGGCCTCTACGGCGACGGCAGCGCCAACGGCGGCAAGCAAATCACGGGCTTGGCGACCGCGGTGCCGATCGTGACCACGTCGGGCACCTACGGCGGCATCGACCGCAACCTCGCCACGATCTGGCAGACCAAGACCTACGACGCGCACACCTACTCCGCCGCGATCGGCACGCAGGTCAACGCGACCACGATCCGGCCGTTGTTGAACGCGGTGATGACCAAGCAGAGCCGCAACCGCAACTACGCGGACCTGCTGATCATGTCACCGGAACACTATGCAGCCTATGATGCAGCAACGGTTGCAATACAACGTCAGCAGGGCAGCACCAGTCTCGGCCAGCTCGGCTTCACGGCGCTGGAGTATATCGGCGGCGGCAAGCGCGCCGAGATCGTGCTCGACGGCGGCATCGGCTCGAACATGCCCGCCAACACGACCTTCGGCCTGAACACCGACAGCTTCCGCCTGCGCTACCACCCGAGCCGCAACTTCGACAAGCTGTTCGAGGGCGAAGGCCAAATGCCCATCGATAAAGACGCCATAGCCCAGTTTATTGGATGGATGGGCGAGCTAACCATGGTAAACCCTTTATTTAACTGGAGATTATACGATAGCGTCCCGGCGTCCTGATCCATTGGGGCGCGGGCGAACCCCCTGATCCTTCCCTCGCCCGCGCTCCGACACCCGGAGCCGCCGTCCGCCCAGTGACGAGCCTGTCGGGCGGCGGCTCCGCCCGTTTCCCGTGAAACACTGGAGCTACGCATGCAGATTGCTCAATCCCGCCACCCCGACGACGTGCTGGTGGCGACCTTCCGCAACATGGCGCTGAAGAACGAGGCGCGCAGCGCGGCCGAGGGCCGACCGATCTTCGAGGACTTGGAGGTCGTCGAAATCCGCATTCCCGGCTCGCGCAACTGGACGCCCTACCCGGCCGCGGCGCACTCGCACTGGGAGGTCAATCCGTTCACCGGCGAGCAGACTTCGCGCACATACGCCGAGCGTTTCCCGCGCCAGTACGCACAGTTCAAGGCGCAGATGCAGCAGACCAAGACCGGCACACCGCTCGACCACGCGCCGTTCCTGTCCGAAGGTAAGCGCGCCGAGCTGCGCGGGCAGAACATCTACACGGTCGAGCAGCTCGCGCTAGTCGACGGGCAGGAGTTGAAGAACCTCGGGCCGCACGGCCGCGACTTCAAGAACCAAGCCGTCGACTATATCGACCGGAGCAAGAGCAACGCCCCGAACACGCAGCTGGCCGAGGAGCTGGAGGCGCTGCGCGCGCGCAACGCCGTGCTGGAGGAGGACAACGAGGCGCTCAAGAAGTCCGGCGGCGAGGGCCAGTTCAAGGAGATGACCACCGATCAAATCCGCGACTACGTCACGGCGCACACCGGGCAAGAGCCGATCGGCAACCTGAACCGCAAGGCGCTGGTGCGCATGGCACTGGAAGCGCGACCCGACAAGGCGGCCTGATATGACGATCCTGTCGGTGGTGCGAGACGTCTGCGCCACCGTCGGCGTGCAGATGCCGACGAGCGTGTTCGGCGGCATCGCCAACAATCGCACCATGCAGGAGATGTTGTCGCTCGCCAACGAGATGGCCCAGCGGATCGCCTACGACACGCGCGACTGGGTGGGGTTGCGCGCCCGCGCAAACCTCACGGGAGATGGTGTTGCGGAGGGGTTCAGCTTACCCGCCAACTACAAGCGTCTGATGCTGACGGGTAATGTATGGCGCTCCACATCAACCTTGCAGCCGCTCCGCTTTATTTCCGATCACGACGAATGGATACGCCGTCGCCTTTCAGGCCAGAGCGACGGTGCTGGCGAATGGATCATCTCAGGCGGAGCTGGCGGCTACCCGTTAATCTACATCTTCCCGGTTCTAGCTTTGGGCGAGACGGTAGCATTCTATTACATCGACAGGAATTGCGTGGCGCTGACTGGCGGTGGCTACGGCGACAGCTTCATGGCCGACACCGACACGTTCCGGCTCGATGAGAGGCTCTTGAAGCTGGGCATGATCTGGCAGTGGAAGGCGCAGAAGGGTTCGCCCTACGCCGAAGACATGGGGAGCTACTCTGACGCGCTCGCCAACGCGATGGGCCACGACCAGCCCGCGCCGATCCTGATCGACCGCCGCCCGATCTCGCACCACGAGCGCGTTGCTTATCCGTGGCCGTTGCCGTCATGAGCGCGCATGCCGCCTATCGCCGCCAGCCGGTGCCGGGCAACTACGCGCAGGCGCTCAAGGCGATCACCATCCCGGCGCCGACCCGCGGGATCGTCCAGCACGAGAACGACGCCTACATCGGCCCCGGCGCCGCGATCGTCTCGGACAACTGGTATCCGACCATGAAGGGCGTCAAGCTGCGCGGCGGCTCGACGCGCTACGCCACGCTGCCCGACGCCGTGCCGGTGGTCTCCGCGTTTGAATATGTCGACACCAGCCAGCACCGCATGTTCGCGGCGCAGGCGACCAAGGTCTACGACGTCACCACCGGCACGCCGGTCGCGATCGCCACCGGGCGCACCAGCGGCAACTATTCCGCGACCGTGCTCGCCAACCTCGGCGGCTATTGGGGTATCGCGGTCAACGACGCGGGCGACCCGGTGCTGCGCACCAAGGACGGCATCACTTGGGCCGAGCTGCTGCCGCCCGCGGTGCCCGCCGACGGCGCCAGCGCGATCACCGGACCCGTAGGGTCTCCGGTCGAGTTCGGCCGCAACCTCACTTACGTCTGCAAGTACCGCAACAAGCTGTTCTTCATCGAGAAGCGGTCGATGAACGTCTGGTGGCTGCAGACCGACGCGGTCGGCGGCACGCTGACCAAGATACCGATGAGCGGTGCCGCGACGCGCGGCGGCTACCTCATGTTCATGAGCAACTGGTCGATCGACGCCGGGGACGGCATCGACGACAAGCTCGTCGTGGTGACCTCCGAGGGCGAGGCGCTGATCTGGACCGGCAACAATCCCGGCGACGCCGCCAACTGGCGCCAAGAGGGACGTTATTACGTCGGCAAGCCGCTCGGCATGAACGCGCACGAGCAGGTCGGCGGCGACCTGTTCATCCTCACCGTCGAGGGCGTGGTGCCGATGAACATGGTCATCACCAAGTCGCCGGGCGAGATGGAGCTGGCGCTGGTAAGCCGCGCGATCAAGCGGATGTGGCGCGAGGAGGTGGCGATCAACACCACCTACCCGTGGACGATCCGGCGCTGGGACGAGTTCGGCGGCATCTTCATCACCCTGCCCGGCGGCAAGCCGGGCAACCAGTACTGCCTCGCCATGAACAGCGCGACCGGCGCCTTCGGCCGCGCGGTCGGCCTCGACGCGCTGTGTTTCTTGCGCCAGCGCGCCAACATGTTCTTCGGCACGCGCGACGGCCGCATCATGCAGATGGAGCGCAGCGGCTACGACGACGGCCTGCCCTATGCCGCCTGCCTCGTCGGCGGCTGGGAGATGTTTCAGGCGCGCTCGATGAC